CTGACCCCGCGAGCTCCTAAATAAAATCATGCTGCCACGCTTCAAACGGCGTGCGACAATTCCGGTTGGTTGAAAATAATTTTTATCCATATTGCAAATATAATATCAATATAGTATAAATTTGCCAACGTTATGAGCAACTTAACCACACAAAGAACTATGACATTGAAACACGCAACGCGTGAAGATGTCAAAAGATTAAAAGAAGTCGTCCAGCAAAACATAGGGCTACTACACATTAAAATTACAGAATTGACGGATGACGATTCGGTAATGATTGAAAACTACACCGACAACGATTTGTTTCACCTTGGGTATTTCGCCGCGGCCAAGGCGTTCGGGAAATTATGACACCATTAGACCGCGACAAACTCGCATTCTTAATCACCCAAATCGCGGGCATTAATATTCCGCAACTTGAAACACCTGAGGCGGAGAAAATAACCCGCAATGTAAAAACGTTGTTAGGCAAGGTTAGAACATACATCGAACAGGAGGCGGATAAGTTATGAGTAACGGAATAAACGAAGCATTGGAGCACATTATGCGCCGTTGCCCCGACGCTGTTGTTGGTGGGAGTATCGCGTTTATTGCGCGCGGGCTATTGACACGCGAACCTGCTGATATTGATTTGTTTTTTCACGATTATGTTAGCTTGACGAAAAATGGTCTATTTGATTGTTTTATTGACGAAGTTGGCAGCGATACTGTTACAAATATGGACGGCAATCCAATTCAACGCACATCATTAAAAATAATGGGCGTCAAAGTTTGTGCCTTCAAAGTTGAAAATAGAGAAATGGAGCACGATGTATTAATGTACAACGACATAGCCATAAGGGCGCAAAAACCCGAATTTGGCATTGCTGCAAAATTGATTTATCAAGACAAAAACGGCAAACACGCCAAGGACCTTCAAGAAATCAGAACTAAATTAAACGCAAAACCATGACAACCGCCCAACAATACCACGCCGACCTCACTCACCTCACCAAATCCAAACTGGATGTGATCAGTCAGGCACCCGCAAAATTCAAACATTTCTATATTGACGGGAACCCACGCAAAGAAACCAAACCGATGTTTGAAGGATCGGTTGCACATCGCTACGTTTTCGAACAGCATACTATGGGCGACTATTATTTCGTGTTTGACGATTCCGAAATCGTCGCCGAAATTGGTGGAGCTCGTCCGCGCAACACATCCAGGTATCAGGATTGGAAATCGGAACAATTCGAACGCAACGCCGGCAAACTCGAAATTGATGCCGACCTGCTTTTAACGGTACAAGGCATCCACCAAGCCGCCAAAAATAACCCTGATTACGCCGAACTGATTCGCCCAGGCTACCAAGCCGAACAAATCCTATACGGCGAAATTGACGGCGTTAAGGTTAAATGTCGCTTGGACTGTCACGTCGAATCAACGCACACCATCATCGACCTAAAAACCACGACCGATGCCAGTGAGCGCGATTTTGCGTGGTCATGCTTAAAATATCGCTACCATGTGCAGGACGCGTTCTATTCGGAGATCTACCGCCAAAACTACGGGGTAACGCCTCGGTTCATTTTCCTTGCTGCGGAGAAAGCCGCGCCGTATCTCAATGAGCTGTACGAACTATCGGAATACGACCGTGAACGTGGGACTGAATTATACCGCGCCGCCCTACAAACGTACAAACGCTGCATGGAAACGGGTATTTGGCACGGTCTCACCGAATCCACCGAAGTTAAAACCCTAATACTACCCTAGTCATGTACATCGAATTAAACAACATAAAAACGGGGAAACGCGAACTGTTCAACGTGTATCAGATACCCCACGTGAAGGAAATCGAGAACGGATTTATTGAAATCGGGAAATCCCGATACGACATCACCTACAACCAACTAAAACACCTAATAAAGAAACACCATGCAAAAAACACATTGGAAGAAGTTAACCAATCCTGATTTTATCGGGGCTTATGCGCTTAACCCTGGAGAGGATTTAATTGTGCGAATCGAGAAGGTAACGCACGAAACCTTTAAAGGCATTGACGGCAAAATGGATGAGGCGAACATCGCCCACCTAGTCGGCCACAAACCGTTTATTCTAAACGCCACCAACCAGAAATCAATCGAGAAGGCTCTTGGGTCTCCGTATATCGAAGACTGGGCGGGCAAATGGATACAACTCTACGCGACCCCAGTTAAGGCGTTTGGGGAAACCGTGACGGCCTTACGCGTCCGATTGCAGGCCCCTAAACCACCCGAGCGCGCCAAAACGAGCCTCACGCCCGATCACCCAAAATGGAACGAGGCAAAACAAGCCGTCAAGGCGGGAACTGTAACCATAGAAACAATTCGCGCCAAATATGTGCTATCGGACGAAAACGAAGCGTTGATGCACATGGATTGATTTATATTTGAAACCATGGTAACGATAAGCGCGCCAATCGGGATGGACCCGAACCAAGCAATGGCCTACATTACAGCGGAAATAATCCACGAAGTGCGCGCCCGTTATCCTTATGATTTAGCAACCGAGATACTCAGGGACGGCTCAGTATTTTTCTACCATAACGGCGATAATTATATCGGCACGTTTGACCCGTCAAAAGAAACCGCCCATCGGTCTACGGTTCGAGATTCTTTAACATTTCAATCAGGGGCGGGTAAGGATATACATCGGCCTTGTCTGGACGATATGAATTGTGGGTAAACACACCCGATTCGGCTTTTAATGCCCTGTGCGATACGTCCCAAATATCCTCGTTATATTCCAAACTGATACCGTATTTATCCCTCCAATGCAGCAACAACAAACGGACCGATTCAATTTGCTCGTCCGTGTATTTCTGCCAATATTTGAACCCCTTGTATTCGAGCTCGATCACCTCGTCCGCATCCACCACCCCGTTCACGTAATTTTTATACTGTCCCGCCTTCAAGGTTAACGGCCCCCAGTTACACAGTTCAATTCCGATGGCTTGTTTATCCAAATTGACGTATGGCAGTTTCCCGAAGTGCTTCACCTGCATGCCGAGATGGTACCCCCAAAAACGAGATGCAAAACCCTGGATGATCTCCCCGTCCCTGGATACGGCCACACACGTAGCCACGGGCGTTCTGTCCGCCTGCCATCCTTGGTATACTATTTCGCCCTTTCCGCCACCTGCGGTATGGTGCAAAACGATTTGTTTCTTTGCGGATTCCTCGCGCACGTAATTATTAAACGGGATTTGCTTTAAGTTCATCAATCAATCGTTTATTATACCATTCAGCCTTTTGTAAATCTTCAACGCCTTTTTTGTGACGAAATCGCCACATGTATTTCAAAACGTTGCCCTTCAAATATCCCTGAAATTCCAAATCGCTCATCGAGGCCTTAATGGCTTCGACGCATTCGATACCGCCCTTTTTGTAGTGCTCTGGGTTTATTGCATCCATGGTGCAAATTTAATTTGTTTTGTACGTAAACGCTCGCATCCAATCGCGAAATTTACCACGTTCGAAATGAATTTCTAACCAACGCCCTCCGCATGGCTTTGGTGGTGCACCTCGTTCAACGTGCCAACCTCCCTTTCCTTCGTTGTATTCCTCCTTGTATGCTGGCGTGCGAATCATCAACACGTCGCGCAATTCGACGGTGTTTTTGCTATTCAGCCCCTCCAATGTATACGTGATTTCTGTCGATTCGTGTACGTGGCCCATCCAAATCGCGTCTGCCCCCTCAATCATGGTGGCCATTCGGTTAAAATTAATCGCACCCTTAGTTACGGGTCCACCTCCACCGCTTCCATGGAAATATTTTATTTTGTACGCGTTAATTATGCGCTTTGAGCGTTCGTGTTGGTAGATCACCCAACCACCATATCCGCCAGCTTGAACCGATGCGCCCGTTTTGTTGTTCAACAGCGTAACAAATCGTTCGATTACGTCCGTTTCGCAATGTCTCAAAATCGACGTTTCGTGGTTTCCGTACCCAATAACGCGGATATTATGCGCATATGGGGCGAACCATTCCACAGCCGTATCAACAACCGAATCCAAATAACGGCTGTTGTTATGCTCGGGGCGAATTTCTGATTTACTACGACGCCCGTCATATTTGCCCTGCATAAGGCAAAACATGTCACCATTAATCAGAATATCGTGACCACCCTTTACGGCCTCGTCCAAGTGTCTACGTAATAAATCACGGTCACAATGCGGGTTATCCCAGTGCAAATCGGATATTAACAGCACCTTGACCTTTTTGGCGGTGGTTCTGATGGTATGGACGTTGTTTGTTTTCATAATGCAATTAGAAATAAGACCGCCAAAACAACACACGCAACGCGTAAAGAACGATTGACGCGCTTAACGTGTCCAAGGTCGTCCGCTTGTGTTTGGATGGCTCTGCGCTGCGTTGCAATGATTGACGAATCGACCGCGCGAAATTGGCGGCATAGGTTGAGCTGCTCTCTGGCTTCGGCTCCCTTCAATAAATATAGGTTAATATCCGAGCGTGTCGAGCTGTCTGTGCATTGTGAGAAGCTCGCGCGTGGTGTGGCAACTAGTATCGCCATAAATAACACGGTAAAGAGTATCGTATTTAATTTTCGTGCGGCGTTGGATTTTGTACAGTGTATCATATTTCAGCTCGAGCGATTTAATGGTGTCTGTGTAGGTTGTGTGGTGGTATTCGGTGCGCACTGGTTCGGGTCGCGATAAGTAGGCCGCCAATATAAAGGCGATTAACGCGATGACGTATAACGCGTATTTAGGACTCATCGCCAAAGAAATTAGTCACGAATTTACCGACCGCACCGGCAATGCCCGAAATGAGCATGATTTTGGGGTGGTCTAGATTTAGCCCGGCAATGAAAAGGGATGCGGCCGCAATCGAATCGCCCAAAATGCGAAATCGTTTCGGGGTCGGTTTGAAATACGACTTTAACCTTGGCCTCTTGTTGGCTTGCATGACTTGTGTTTATTAACGTGCTTTGTGTGGCGGGCAAGCTTCTTTTTTGGCTTGGGCTTATGCTGCTGCGTATTATTTGCCATTGTTTATTTTGCTAGAATAATAACGAATCGCAAACAAGCCCGAAACAATACCAACCAAACCCACAACCAAAGAAACAACAGGCTGCCAAGTTTGGGCAAAATTAATGAGCGCACTCGATCCAGTAATGGCCGTTGCAATACCCGCTGTGGTATCATTTTGAAGGTATTTCATTTTTCTTGCTTGTTAAAAATCCATAAATTAAAGCGATGATAGCAACGAACACAATCCCACCATTAACGGGAATACTTGTCTGATTTCCGTTTCCTTGTCCCTTGCCATTGCCGTTATTTTCTTCTAACTGCGTGTACTCTAATTCTCTAACCTCAGTTTCGGTTGGTTGCATCCATTCGCTGTGTTTCATTACAAGGTAATTACCTCAACCTCGTTAGGGTAGATAGCAACCAACGCCCCATAAACGGCATCAATCAAAAGATTCTCAGCGG